TTCTCTGGTCGCATTAAGTAAACGTTCCAATGCTCCAAACTGTTTCTTTTGATTGTCAGTAAAAAATACATCTATCGCTTGCTTTGCGTTTGTTTTTGACATCTCAGTTGTAAACTTATTGACGTTTATAGGCTGCTCTGTTTTAAATGCGCCTGATTTATCCATTAGATCTTTAATTATTGCCGCTCTTGCTGAGTCCCTGCCTTTTGCGCCTAAATTATTGTAGAGTCTTTTTAGCTCGCTTCTTTTCCCTGACTTCAAAATAGTTGATACCATTTCAGGCTTTACATCACCTTTTTCAATAAGACGTTTTAATTCACTTTGTTTGACTTCTCCAAGCTGCTGGCCTAGTTTTTTATTGGCTTTTATCCAGTTAGCCGCTGATGCCTTATCGTTATTTTTTGCAAAGTCCAGTAAATCTTCATCAATAGCCGATTTTATTTTATTTTTAGCTTGTATGGACGGGGTTTTTACTTCCGATGTACTGCCCTCTAAATCCTTTTGTTCTTGTATTAATCGAGTTCTAATTGCTGCTGCATCATCAAAGCTTTTGCCTTCCAAAGAATTAATGTAGGTATTGGCCTCGGCTATTAACCCTTTATTGGCTTTGTCACCTAGTTTTCGCTCTTTTTCTATGATCTCGGATACCGCACCCAAAGTTTTTTCAAATGGCACTTCCCCATACTCATTGAGCGCGTCTATCGCCTTGCGCCTTTGAACATTTCCTGCTGTTAATATCTTCTCGTTTTTTGCCGATAAGCTTTTGATCACATCTTCAAAAAATGGCGAATCAATTTGAATATTATACTCGCTAGCTATATCGGTTAAAACATCTTGCCTTGCTTTCTGTTGGCTTACTCTTGCCGATCCGCTTCCGAGTGCGCCTAGTTGATCGCTTTTTCTGCTGATCCATTTGCCTAAAAACGACTCAGGCGGAAAAACATCAGTTGTTAAAAGAGGGACATTTAAGTCTTTTGAAGCTTGTATTAACTCATCTTGTGGTGTAACTGGCTGCGGTTTAGGACCATCAATAGCGCGACCAACCGTTCTACCAGTTAGCAAGCCCGCCACATCTGGCGCTAATTCTGCCGCCGTTGCTGCTAAGGGGCTGCCTGTTTTTTCAAATGCACCTTGACCTAGTGTTTTGGCTATTCCTTTATTTGATATCTGGCTTGATATGTCTTTAGCTTGTTGAAACCCGCTTTCAATGTTTGAAACAGGATTAAGCGCAACATTTAATAAGCCAGCGGTGCCGCCTGCTGCTGCATTGGCTGCACCTTCTAATGTGTCAATGGACCGTTGAATTAAATTAAGTGCATTCTGCCCCTCTTTAGTTTTTGGTGCCGATGCAAAATTTTGTTGCGTGTCTTTTAGCGCATTTACAGCAGAATTTATATCACCGCCCGACACTAAATCATAAAGCCCAGCCAAGCCGCCAGCTATTGAGCCACCAATAGCGCCACCAATAGCCTTAATTGGTTCTAGCGCCATGTCTGCAAGATTGCCTTGCGGCTGCTCCTGCGGCTGTTGTGGTCGTTGTTGTTGCGGCTGCGCTCCCCGCTGCGCTTTAATCATGGCCGCTATTCTTTTAGCTGCTTCCGTATCACCTGCCGCGTCCGCATTTCTTAAAGCTTTTATTAAGTCGGCCATAAATTAAAGCCCACCGTATTTTTTGAGCAAATCATCATCTGATAATTGCATTTGCTGCGCGTCTCTCATTGCGTCTTTAGGGTTAATAATGTCATCTAAAAACCCACCTTCTGAAAGTTTGCTTTTCCACGCTGATATAAGTCCACCAGCCTTACCGCTATTAGAAATGTACTCTGCTTTAAACTCGTGAAATTTTTCATCAATTCTCGCAAGTTTTGCCTGCCCCCTTAAAAAGCCAAGTACTTGGCTTGCGTTTGCATTTTCTTTAGGGAAGCCTGATAAGGCGAGTTCAATATCTTTGTCCGATGCTGGTCCAGGTGGTAAGTTGCTTGTGGCTTGCGAACTTCGGATGGCGTTGAATCTTTTTCTAGCTGCGGTAACTTCATCCTGAGAACCTAGAATTGCTTTTAATGACTCGCTTATAGTTGAAGATAAGCCGCCGCCAACGTTTAACCGATTAAAATCATCGGCTAACAGCTCCATCTTCCTAGCTGATTTACCAGATTCAAAATATTGATCTTGTGCTTTAATTATTGCGTTCTCTGCTTTTGCTGACAGCTTAGGCTTGCTAGCTTCTACTTGCCTTTGCCTTAACTCTCCTTTTCGTAAGTTCAGCTTTTCTTCTTCTACTTTTACTTCTCGCTCAATTTGCTCTGCTGTTTTAAATGCCTTGTTTTGGTTGCCCGATTTTAATTGGGCCAACTTAGCCTCTTGAATTTGCCTTTCGAGCGGATCTTGCAAAAAGCCAAGCGCGACACCGCCCTGCTCTACAGCTTGAAGCTTTTGCACTGTTCCGTCAACATCTCCGGATTGGTAAGTCTGTAATATGTCGATAACATCTGAGGGATCGCCGCCAAGCTTTTGGATCTGCTCCAGCCTGTTATTTGCCAGATTTAAAAAACCTTGCTCGTTCCCAGCCTGCAAGAGCCTTAACCCTGATTGTGCGTCTTGAAAAAAAGCTTTCTTGCGGTCATCTTCTAGCGCGTTAAATGTTTTAGCCGCGTTACCAGCAAAGGTTGGATCTAGTGCGAGCAGTTGATTAAATTCATTACTTTGCTGAGGGTTAAACCCCTGCTGCTGCATTTGCCCCGCTAATGCGTTTTTGAGGCCAGCTATTTTATTTTGCTGACCCATTTGCAAACCTTGCATATAGCTTGCCGCTGGATTAAATGACATTATTGACCCCCTTGATATAAGCCGTAAGCGCCTGCCAAATTTCCTAGCAACTGTTGTTGATTTACGCCTTGCTGTAGTGCAGATTGCGCGGCATTGTTGCCTTGTGTCATGGATATATTACTCAACTGCGAACCTTGACCCGTTGAAATATTAGCAAGTATAGATGCAAGTTGTGCTTGCTGTTGCGCGTCCAATTGCCCTGCATTTTGTATTAAGTTTGCAATGTTGCCAGAACTTGATCCTATCATATCAGAAATACCCGCGCCCTGCTGATTTGCTAAGTTGGATAATGCCGAAGTGCTTTGACCTATCTGACTTGCTAAGTCTCTGCCCGCTTGCATTCTACCCGATGCGATATTTTGACCTGTTTGACTAAACAGATTGGCCGCATTAATTCCCGCTTGATTTTGATACCCTGCGCCCTGCCCCGCTAATGCTTGCGCCATTTGTGAGCCTTGCCCAAATAAATTAGCCTGATTTATACCGGTCTGGTTTTGCATCTGCGCGCCTTGGCCGAATAAGTTAGCTTGATTCATGCCTAGTTGATTTTGCATTTGTGCGCCTTGACCAAATAAATTGGCTTGCGCTTGTGCTGCTGCAAGTTTGTTGGCCGCGCTCGCTTGTGCTGCTTGTTGCTGCAATTGGGCTTGTTGTGCTGCAAGTTGTGCCTGCGTTTGTCCACCTTGCGCTAAAAAGCTGCCAGATTGCCCAGCCGCCTGTAAGCCCTGCCCCGATAATGCGGCTAAGTTTTGTATTTGCTGCTGCACTTGTTGAGCCGCTTGGGCTTGCCCCAACTCCTGGAGGTCAGCCTGAAATGCACCGGAACCTAGACCCCCACTAGCTGCCGACTGATTAGCTAGCGCCTCTTGTTGTCGCTGTCTGATAAAGTCCTGCATAGGGTTATTTATAAGCGCTGCATCAAATGCCTCTTGCCCTTGAGTGCCGCTTAATGCGCCTTGTAAAGCTTGCGCCCTTAGCCCTTCTTCGGTAAATCTATCGACAGATGAGGCCGCGCGATTAAACATATCTTGCCCAGCGTTTTGATCAATCCCCGCAGCGGTTACGCCAAAATTACCAGATAATGCGCCTCTAGCCTTGTCAAGTTGTTGTTGCGCTAGCTGGTTAGAGCCTGCGAGTGCGCTTCTAGCTTGGCCTAGCTGGTTTTGGCTTAACTGATTAGATAGACCGAGAGTTCCACGCGCCATACCCAATTGATTCTGGCCTAATTGGTAACCGCCTTGCAATGTGTTTAATGCTTGGTTTTGCCCTCTGTTTAAAGCGTTAACGCCGCCTTGTAAGCCCGCTTGAAATGCTTGTTCAGAGCCAGCAAGCCCGTATTGAGGCTGCGCCATAGTTGGCTGCATCATGGCTGGCTTTGCTCTCATGCCAATCGGTGCTCGCCCGTAACTGTCTTGTGCGCGGCCTGTTATGCCTCGTTGCTGAATGATCATTGCCGCTACCTCATTCTATTTATAGTGTTGTTAAAGCCGCCAGGTATGCCGCCCAATGGTATAGCTGTTTGAAATGGCCCCATGCGACCATTAAACGCGGGGTTGTTAGCATCGAATGGTCCTAGCCCGTTATTCATTTGCGCTTTTGCTTCTTGCTGCTGAAAATAGGGTAGTTTTTGATTCATAAATGACAAATTAGGCTGCGGCGCTTGATAGGCTTGCAAGCCTGCTAAATTTACCGGATTGCCTAGCAATGCGTTTTGTATTTGCGGCAACCCTGCTAATATTTGTTTTTGCGCTGCCACATTGCCCCTTTGGAAAGACTGCATTTGCGGGTTAATTGCTTGGCTAAAAACGTCCATAGCACCTTGAAAGCCAGCTTGCCCTGCTTGCTGCGCTTGTGGGAACAATCTATTCACATCTGCTCGCGCTTGGTCTGCTGCTTGTTGCGTGTATGCTAATGATGCGTCGCTAGCCTGCTTTTGTGACTTTGCCGCCCTTTTTGATGATTTGTCGCCCGCAATAGCCCCAACTATTGAGCCGCCTGCGACTGCCAGAGGTGCAATTGCACTTGATCCTAGCGCTGCCAATGTACCCATTATTTAACCTCTTTAGTTAATATTTTCATGTCGTTTTGCTTGCCATTTTTAGTCCAAGCATTTTTTAATGTGCCTTGTTCGTTAAAATAGAATTTCTTTAAAAACTCTATAACGTTGACGCAAAATACAGGCACATGAGCGCATAAAAGCGAGTTAGGCATATTTTGCTTGCACCACCTTAAAAGCGCTGCACCTGCATCGTTAGAATGCTTTCTATGCTCTGGCAGTATGTGAATATGGCAATCAAAGCACTTGCTATATAGCTGTTTAAACTGGGCTACCCCAAAAACTTGATCGCCTTTAAATATGGCCACCCAGTAATCGCCTAAAACATCTACTTTTAAATGCTCTATTGTTGCCCCGTCCTCGCTTATGGCGCTAAATATGTCGTGATTTGTTAGTATGTTAAGGCATAAGCCTACATCCAGTGTTCTAGCTGCTTGAATCAAATTAATATCCAGCCTTTTGTATTGTCGCCGCCTATATCATCAACCGATTTTGCATAGCGGATTATCCCAGCCGTACCCGTGTCGTCCTGATATGTTTGACCTTTTTTGCCTGGGACCACGTTCTCAGGTATCCCAGTGCCGAATATGACTTGCTGATCTTCAACTTCTTGTAGTAGTGTTGTAAAAAACAGCCTTGTTTGATCTGTCATAGATAAATCATCAAGTAATATCGCGGCGTTTTGTTCTAGTCTTGTAATTGTCATTCACCACCTCTTGCAGTAAATTCTAGTTTGATAAATTCAGATTCAACTTTGTCAGTCATAGTGAACTTAAATAAAGCTTCTCTTGGAAACCTGCCTTGCCTATACCATATAGTACGGCGCTGATATTCACCTATTTGACCAATTGATCTAAAAGTCTCATTGCTAAATGCGTCGTTTGAGTTTTTCGCAAAAGAAAATCTAACTTTTGGATCTGTTACCTTGCTATTAGCAACACCGCTTTTAAAAGTGGGTTCTAACTTTGTTATAGAAAGAGAACGCCCTTCATTTGTAAGCGGTTGGATTACGCAAGATCTAAATATTTCAGCTTCGTACTCTTCGTAAACAGTGTCATCTAGTATGCCTATGCGCCCGTCTTGAGAATCGCCACACCATACGCGATTATAAGCAGTGCCAAGCGAGTTAACGCGGAAACGTATTAAATTTGCGTTACCGTCCGCATCAATTATTTTGCTTTTGCGCTCGTTCCACTTGCCTGTAATGACGTTGTATTCAAATGTTCTAGTCGGCAATGAAAAGCCAACGAATGAGGCACCAGCCTTAGCGTAAGAATAAGCAAAAGAGGTAGATATTTCTGATTGCGTGTAACCTTGCAGCAACCTATCAATAATAGGCGTCGATATTTTGACGGGCGTATTGCCATTGAGCGCCCAAATTGCTGGACTTTCATCGGTTCCACCGCCTATCCACATCATGGTATTGCCTGCGGCTATCATTGAAAAACGAGCCGCTACGCCTTTGTCTAAAAATAGACCTGTGCGCCTAAAGTTTCCAGCATCGTTGTAAAATTCTTCTATTGTTTCACTGCCGCCCACGTAAAGTTTATTGTTAAAAACAACTAGACTTACTATGTCGTCTGGGTCTGACTCTGCTGTAAATCGGTTTAGTGCATTCCAACTTAGCCCGTTATTGGCGTCGCATCGTACAAACGTTTTACTGTCAGTTGAGCACACAAAAAAACTATCGACAAATTGCACAACTTGCGGGGAGCCGTTTGCTGTAAATCCTGCATCGGTAATTTGCACAAATGGTGTGGCGGTTGACTCATCCACTATATACCCATTGCCGCCGGGCACCAACACAATAAGCTGCTTCCCATTGTCTGCCATGCTTACTCGACCTTCTCCCAAAACAGTGCCGATTGTTACCAGCGCGAACGTGTCAACCCCTTCAACATTGCCCGTCAAATCAATGCGGTATAAGGTTGTGCCGTTTAAAAAGTAAGGCTTACCCGCTTTTACGTGCATCCCTCTGTTTATTTGCGTCTCGCCTTCGCCAGATGTAAGCATTTGCACCAAGCCAGCCGAACCGCGCAATGATACAGGTGATATATCTGCCGCGCTTTTACTTACCACTCTATACCAGTTAACGCACTCCTGCGCTGCAAGGGGTAGCGTTTCCGACTCGTAAAAACCATCTAAAGATATAGCTGGCATTATCTAGCCTCTAGTATGTAGTAACTGTCTTGCTCTGCCGTGATGTTTGACGTTGCGCTCAAGTTTGCAACCTGAAATTTAACAAAGTCGTTAGCATCTAGCGTTAAGTTAAAGTTGAGATTAAAAAACGCCACATCTCGGCCGCCTGTTAAACTGTTAACTTCTCGCCTTTGATCGACAACTATTGAAAATGTTGCGGCTGATTGATCCCATTTTAATACCCTAAGAGTAACGTCATTGGTTGGGGCGCTATCTAATAAAAAGTCTGCTATTATTTTAAATTCTCTGGGAGTATTGCCCAAATGCCTTAGTTGGCCGGGTGATGGGCTATCGAAGTGCTGCAAATCAACGCTCGTCCAAGAGCCTGCGTTAAGGTCAACAAAGGTATTGATAGAAGATATTACAGTCTGCGCTTCTGTTGCGATTGCCAGTGTCCCGCCAACAAACGTGTTCGGCATACCGTTATTGCCAGACCATGCACAAGCAAGGTTTGACGCTGATATGTTTGGTGTCAAATTTGCGTCAGTAGCATTGAAAACACCGTTTCTTGTAACTATCGCACCATCTACTTGTAGTGTACTTGGATTTGTAAAGTTAGACGCTGAAAAGTCAATAAAACTGGCCGATGCTGGCAAATTCACGTTTTGGTTGGTCCTAAACCTTGATGCCATTGTAAATCCAGCGCCAGCGCTATAGATAGAGTAAGAGCCGTCCGCTAAATCCTTAATTAAAGACGTGTCAATAAAATAACCGCCAGGCCATGCGCCTGCTAGGGTTAATTCAGGGGTTCCACCAAAACGACCTGTTACAGTTTCAAGTCCTAACTGATAGCTTTCTATTGTTCCAAGCGAAGTGCAATCATTAAAATTAACGCCTGTAAGCTCAAACACCGCCTCGCTTGTGCTGTCTGATATATCAAACACTTTTGAATTAGTGCCGCTAACCTCAATTGCAAAGTCCTTGCCGATAAAATTGCCATTATCCCCTGCACTGGTGAACATTGTATAGTTAGTGTCGGTGCATATTAGCTTGCTCACTTCCGGGTTGTACCCTGTAATACTTATGCCTCCAGCGGGCACCTGTATTTGAACATTTGATCCGGTTAGATTAACAATGCCATCAATAAAATACTCTTTTGATGAGTCAATAGTACCTTCTAAGTCTGATGCTTGCGTCACTACAACTCTATTGGATAGCCCTGTCGCTGGATCAACCGTATTGTCAAAAGTGATTGCGTTGCCGTTTTTAGTTATTG